ATGTCATCGTTAATTTCTTGTTGCTTGCCAGGGTCTTGCTCTGACTCAAGCTCTTTACGCAGGTCTGCTGCATTTTTTTGGGCAGCGGCCATCCGTTTTTCTTGGAATGAACGCTGTTGCAACAATAGCTGCTGTTGCCCTTCTGCTTCAGTCGTTGTTCCATTCAACATGGCAGTGCGAATCACTGAAACGCGATCGCGGGCGTCATCCTTTAACTGGGTTAACGAGGCGGCAGACCCCCGGCTAGATATACGAGGTAGACTATCTGCCTCTTCTTCTGCTAGGGCTTCTCTTTGGGCTTGAAATGCTTGTTGTTGGGATAATAGCTCTGCCTGACTTTTCCCTTCAGCGTTAATGATTGCAGAACCCGCCGCCCTGGTAATGTTGAGGGCGCGTTCAGCATCTTCTTTCATCTGCTGGAGCCGTTCAGATGCACTGCCTTCAGATCCGTCAATGCCCGTATCTTGACCCACTCCTTCAAACCAACCACCGAAGCCTGGATTTGTCACGGCCTTAATTAATCAAAAATTGCTGTGAGAACCGTACGGAAAAGGTTTCATTCGTGTCTAGCTTGTTCTTGGAGCGCAGCCGTTCGGCTCTCGATAGTGCCAGCTCTGGGAAATCTGAACTGAATACATCTAAGGCGATGTTCATCGCTGCTTCTGTCGTGAAGTCTGAGTTATGTTGTCGCAAAATCAACAGCCCACCAAGGGTTTGAGTCGTTCCGCCTATCGTTGGGGCGATCGCCACTGCTGCATTTGGCACAACCACCAGCTCTAGTCCCTCAACGTCTGGACTTTCGGAGTAAGGGGCTGAATCATCGTCGATCTGGACAGCTGGTGTACTCAGTCCATTGCTAAAGGTGTAGGTGCCCAGTTGATCTGCTAAAGCTAGCTGCAAGGCATCACGGATTTTTGGATAGTCAATCATGGTGCCACCGGGACATATGACTCTGGCAGGAACCATCCGTTTAGTTCATCGACTAAATCAATTCCTAGTTGCACTAGATATGGACTGCGTGGGGTGAAATCCATCACGAAGACCCCAGGCATATTGTTAAAGACAGCTTGGCACGGTGAATCTGGTGTGACTCGTGGCGGCAGCGGTCTAGGGCTGACTAAAAACCCTTTTAGATAGAATGCTCGACTGTCAACGCCAGGGCGCGGCTGCTCTTTGGGACGCCGAAACTCTTTCGATAGTTGCTTTTGTTCTAATACTCCAGTGACTATAATCTGCAATGTTGACGGTCTGAAGTTTCCCCGCTCGTCTTGCACCAGCGCATCCCCGGCCACCGTGAAGGTAGCTGTGAAGTTGGCAAATGGGGCGAACGGGGAAGTCTCAGGCATCTTTAATTTTGCTTCTCCTTTTCGTTCATTTTTTCTTCGATCAATGCTAGCCCAACGCTCTTGAGCACTTGCAGTAAGACTGCTTTCAAGTTGAATTTAATTTTCATCGCCTCAGTCGCACCTTTCCCCGTTGACGGGATGTGAGTAGGTTTGTCAGGTTTAAGCTGCTAGCCAGCTCGTTTATCAATTCCGCATTCTCTGAGTGAAACCCTGAGTTGCGAGAGCCAGCTTGCCATTTCAACGGCCCTGCTTGAATCAGGCCGGAGTTTCCAGCGCCGTCTTTGAGTGCTAGTTTGTTGGCTTTATAGTCAACGATCAGCGCTTCAATCCGGGCGATCGCCACCTCGCCGCCATAGACCTCAGCATGATTAAGCGCATCCTGCACCGCTTCTATAAAGAAGCGGGTTAGGGGCAGGCGCAGCATACCCATTACGTTGTCTAGTGTTTCAGCAGCGAAGGGCATGGGTCACCTATTCGACAGTTTTCTTGGTCATTTTGCGGGCAGGCGGCTTAGCTGGTTCCGGCGCTACTGGTAGTTCCGGTACTGTTGGTTCCCCATCTTCCAGCGCTGGTAACTCCAGTGCTGGTGGTGGTGGATTGAGAAGCGGCTGAGTCAAAATGGCGATCGCCGTATCGTACGACATCCCATCAATAGGCACCTGTGCCAGCTCAGCTGCTTGTCTGCGTGCTCGATTGAATCCAGTTAGTCCCATGGTCTTTACCCGTTTGTGAGCAGCGCGACGATCGGAATGTTCTTCACTTCATAGGCGCGGCTCCAGCTTGCACCAACTCGCAGTTCAGTGTTACTTGGAGAAACGCCAGCGGGAGTGCCCACGTATTTAACGCCCTTGGGGTGCATGATGAAATCGCGGCGATTGATCAAGTACGATTCGCCAGCGAGGGAGTCTCTGTCAGTCTCAACGGGCATGTCAGGCGTGCCCTCTCCGTAGCCGAAGGCGCTGGCACCGAAGAGGTAAGAGGTGTAGATAAATCCGCTCGTGCCACCAGCTACTTTAGGTAGGGAGTCGTCCACCAAGACCCGACGACCTAAGTACCGTCTGATTTCCTCACCCTGTTCAGATGGTTGCTCAAATTCGATCACGTCTTGCTTCAGCAGATTGTGATAAGGGGCGCTGTGCATGGCGATCGCCCTTAAGTCAGATGACGCATCACCCAACTTGTCGAAGGCCGAGATCACATTGTCAGAGCTGATTTTATTAGCCACTGTCGAAGCATTCCCGTCTGCAATTGACGCATTCAGGACATGGGTAGTGGAGAGTGCAGTTTTGAAGACTCCTTCCAAACTGGCCAGCAAAAACCGTTGGAAGTCACGCGACCACCAATCGGCAACCAGATCGCCAATCGCCGCCATCGGGTCGTCACCGGATAGGGCTTTAGTCAAATCATTTGCGCCCCAGGCTTTACCCCGGTGGTGGATGTAGGCAATATCTTTCGTGGCACCAATCTTGTTTACTGTCAAACTACCGTTATCGTTCAATACTTCAGATTCACCCGTCAAGTCTTGGAAGAACGGCATTTGTACCGTAGCCCCACCACCGGCAGCGAGTTCATCGTATTTTTCACTTTGATCCAAAATCCCAGATGAGAAGAGGATAGATTGAGCTTTCGTCCGCTCGATCATGTAAGGAATCCAGATCTCGGGAATCAAGATATCAGCAAGTTTTGTTACAGGCATTGTTTTATTAGGCGATGAGGTTCAGTTACCACCCCCGGCATTACCATCGGGCGAACGCATTACGTTTGTTGCCCGATGGTTCCCACGCAAAAAAAGCCGCCCATTTGGACGGCTTGGATCAACGAAGAGTTGAATTTACTTTATCCCGGCTGCTACTTTAAGTGAAGTGGCCAGCGCTGGACTGTCGCGGTAGATTTTGCCCTGTTGGGTCAAGTTCCAAGTCTCTGCCTTCCAAGGATTCACAGCGCTAGTCCCAGGCGTAACGTTACTGGCCATGCCCCCAGAGCCTGTCACTCCACTTGCTCGAAATTGGTTCTGATAGTCAAGGTCAGCTTTTAGCTCTTTGAGGTAGTCGGGCAAGGTCAGCACTTTGTATTCATCGCCAACCACGGGTTTGCCCGTGTCATCTAGTCGCACGCGATCGCCAATCAGCCTATACAGCTGCTCACTGTTGAACACCCCATGTTCTGCTTTGGATAGTTCAGTGATAGCGAGAGACCGGGTGCGTTCGGCTAGAAGCTGAGCTTTTTCGGTAGCCCGTTCCGATGCTTCGTTTTTCCGTTCTTGTTCGAGAGCACCGATTCGAGTCTCTAGACGCTTTTCTAACCGCTCTTTATCGGCAGTGTAGGCGGCTTCATACGTGGCTTTCAGCTCAGTATCTTGTGAGTCATAAAGCTCTTTCGTTTTTAGCAGCGCCTCGATGTCAACGTCTGCATGTGCCTCGAATTGCTTGAACTTTGTCAGTTTCCCTAGCAGTTCATCTCGTTTGCGGAGCAGGGCAGTTTTTTCATCTTGCAGGCCAGTTTTTTCGGCTTGTAGCGTAGTTTCACGCCCTTCCAGTTCGGCAATCTTGAGTAAGGCTTCTTCTAAGGTCATCCCATTGGGCAGCTCATTGAGCTTCTGTAACGTCGCTTTCAGGATTCCTACACATTTCTTGCCAGCCTGCGATCGCGTCTGATAGCTCTTTATCGTCTACAAAGCTACCCAGGAAACGAGCTGTCACTTCTTCTCTAGTAATGCCAAGCATGAAGGCGGCGTACCCCATCATCGCAGATGCCTCAATTTGCTTCCTGATTTCTGCTTGATGATCGACCACTTGCTCAACGAGGCGATCGCCACACCCTTCAGGAGCTGGCCCGGTTGGATGAATGGCGCAGCATAGCCAGCTAACACTCTGTTCTCCAAAATAGGTTTTCCCATGGTAGTAGCAGCATCCGTAGCAGGCTGAAGGTTGTTCTCTAGGAAGGATATAATCCACCACCGTTGCGATTTCTATGCGGTAACAGCCTTAATGATATAGCCATGCTTCAGTGTCCAGACCGGAGCTATCGCCGCACCAATCGCAATTTCAGAAGCTGTCAGGCCGTTGTCTAATTTGCGCCCGGTTGCCGCCAGTGCAGCCAGTGTCTCAGCATATAGCCCCTCTAACCACTCACGATCGATTAATCCATTCTTCTCCCACTCTGGCGACCAAGGCAGTTCATAGCAGCGGCAGAGCACATGCCAGGGCAGGCTAGCTTCATCTATTCGGTAGACCTGTAGGTTACGCGCCACACAGACCGGGCAGACGGAGCTATCGCCGACCGAAATCGACATGAAATATTCAATCTCGCTCGCGCGATAGTTATGTTGAGCAGCCTGGTTTAGCATCACCATTGCTTCATTGCTGACCAATGCCGTCAGCTTACGTTTCAAGATTCCTAGCTGCTGACGAATGCTCATGGCCACACGTTTTACTCCCTGGTTTTGAATCAAACCTTGAGTTAGCAGGGCGATCGCCTTGTCTGCGAAGCTCATGCAGTGTTTCAGCACCCGGTCATAGGCACGCTCAGCAGCGATGGTCAAAATCTCTACCCTCATCATTGCCTTAGCCGACGGAGAGCGCACGCCTGTTATCAACTGCATTAATGCAGCTGATAACGTTGTTCCTGCTGCTGCTGCTACTTGGAGCAACCACCCCAGCGCGTCTTGAACGGATGACCACACGGACGGCTTCAGCAATATAAGATGTTCTTTCAATTCCTCAGAGAGTAGTAGCGATCGCTGGTTTGGCAGTAAATTAGGCAGGGCATCAGCGCTGTAGTCACCATAGACGCGAAATAAATGCTTTTCTAGTAGCAAATATTTCTGGAGCAGGTGCCCTTCTATTTGGGCGATCGCTTCTGTCTCTTTGACCTTCATTTGTGCATCAGTTTTCTGGATTGCGTTTAGGTAACGTTGGCTCATAGCTCGTTCACCGGTTGTTTCATTAGGCTTTCAATGGGCGCAGCTGGAGCGGTAGCAGTTTCTTTGTTAAATTCTGCTTCTAACCGTTTCAGTTCATCTGCAATGGAAAACTCATCTCCGAATACTTCCCCTTTCTTCAGCAGTTCCAACAATGTCTCTAGGCTGATTTGGGACTTCAGGTGCAGATTGCTGAAGGCGGCGATCGCTTGAGGGTCAATGCCAGATACGTCAAAATTACGATTTACTTGGCATGTACCGGCTGGTTCCTTCAAATAGGCGGCGTGGTATTCCAGGCATAGATCAAGCGCATCTTGCAGCCCTTGGGCAGTCACGGCCATCATCGAATCGCCCTGAATCCGGTCAATCTGTTTGGCTTCCGCGCTCTCAGCTACTCGTTTCTGGCTGATTAGGCTAGAAAGTCCCATCTCTCCCATTTGGCGCTCAATCTTGTCTAACCTCACCTCATGCGGAGCAAATGAACGCTCTGGTGGGGCGATCCATTCTGCCCGACCGTCCGTATTCTCGAAAATTAAGGCTTCATCAACGCTGGCGATTACGTCACCTTGGTTGATGTCATACCCGAACAGACACAGTTTAGGGTTAGCGGCCAGGTGCAGCGAGTGTTCAAGGTCTGCACTGATTTGGAAGTGCTTAATGTTTAAATACGCCAGTTCCAGCATCGGCGGCTGAGTGGCGATCGCCTTTTTCTTGTTGGTATGGATGAAGGTGAAGGGGATGAATGGCACCGAGAGCGTACCGCCATCTACCTGCACCCAGTCAGCTTCTGTCAGTTCATACAGCCGCCAGGTGACGCCGCGTTCTGGCCTACTTAAACCGTCTGAGAAAAGCTCAACTAGGTCATAGACTTTGATTGTCTCAACCTGCTTTTCACCAAACTCACCATCTTCTTGCATGTCATGGCCATGTATCCGCAGCTGCGTGAAGACGCGGCGGTTGCCGATCATCCGGTAGCGGAAACCAATTATTTCAGCGGCAGTGTAATGAATCCAGTAAGGCCGGGGCGCGATCGCCGCCTCTTCTGCTAACGTGTGGACGCCCTCGACTCGCGTGTAATCGACGAATAGCCCGGTGTACCCATAATCAATGGCTGATTCAAATACTTCACGGGCAAACGAGTTGATGTCATCGCCCAGCAGGTTCACATCGTCTAGTTGGCTCTTGACCCGTTTGGAAACATCCAGCGCCAGCGGTTTGCGAAGCACCATTCCAATCAATCCCCGCACCAGCCGCACATAGAGCGGGGTTAGAGTAGCTTTTTTCAAGCGCCGAGCGTGAGCATCCGCTTCTTCCATTGGCTCCATCGGCAAGTACATTTGTCCACATTCCCGCATGTGGGAAGTGCCACCTTTGACGGCATCTATCACCGCCCAATGCGGTTGCATCTCCTGGTAGGCAGTGCAGGGTACGGCAATCGGATCATTCTCGCCTTTCCCTCGCGCAGCCGAATTCTGGCCACTGGCAGCCACGGGGGTTAGTTTAGTTCTCTCTTCGATGTAGGAATATGCCACAAAACAGCCTATAACGCTGGCGTATTGTTCCTATCAATAGATGGAGATGCCCGAGCGCTTCACTTTGCCGCTTGGCCCTTGTTTAATCAATGGTTGAAGCGCATACCTAATGCCGTCGATGCAATGGTTGTGGGCATCTACTACTACTGGTAGTACGTCACCACTCAGGCGGTCTACTTTGTAGGAGTACAGCCGCGCTTCTTCTATGGTGTGCTTGCAACGAGGGTGGATCACGATTTGTTCATAAGAGCGCAGATGGGCTATGCCGTCTTCTACTGAACCCGGCCACTTCTTGACACCGGTGATTCTTGGCACCCCATGTCGTTTTAGGTAGGAAATAGATTCAGGTCGGGCGCTGTCTCCTCTCACCACATGGCGATCGCAATCTGGTATATCTAGTGTCCAACGGTCTGCCGTGTCATCCAGCTCCAGTCCAACGCCGTAGGATTCTGCTTCTATGTAGAGCTTCTTTTCGGCAATCCAACATTGGACTAATGTGGTCGGGCTGGAGGCGAAGCCAAAATCAGCCCCCAGATATGGCCCGTTCCAGCCCACCTTAAGGATAAGCTCATCCCCAATTTCTTCATATGGGCTGAATTGTTCAACGGCCCATTTTGCGCGCAAAATTTGGGCGTCGGATTGTTCCCAGAAGCCGCCTTCCCAGATGTGGTGGTAGGTATCTGGGTCAGTCGCTTGCATTGAAACCCGTTCATCATTGAGCACTCCTGGGAAGTTAGGGTTTTCATCCCAGTTGATTTGTCTGACGTAGGCGTTATGCCTTTCCTTCTCAACTAGCTCTTGGTAAACGGCGTCCGTTTGATTCAGTGGGTTGAAAGTTACCCAGATTTCAGATCCAGTTTCTCGGATGGTCGGAACTAGCACTTGCCAGGATTCAGC